TAGAATTATTAGAGGCTTTATCTGTTCAAAGTCAACTAACAGATTACATCTATTTCCTTTGTTTTTTATATCCGTTTTTACATCAAGATACGCCTGCTGAATCTGTTTTTCGTAATTAGTTTCCCCACTCCATAAATCATCTTCCAAATTAGGATGGTATTTTTTCAGATCAGTATCAATCACACAGTTTATAATTTTATTTTTAACTACATCAAAAAGATTATTGAATTTGTAAACGTTTCCTGAAACTGTAAATTGCCATTGAACTCTGCAATCTTCTTCAACATTTGTAAAAACCGTACTTGGAATTGAAACTGTTAATTTATTTGCGACAGCAGTTAAATCCCCAGAAGCTTTTTCTATATTTCCTGAACTGTACAAGATATAAGAAGCGGAGGAAACAGTGGTAACCGCCTCCCCATCTTCAAATATATTTAGAGATAAAGATTCCTCTGTATTTTCAAAAATCTCATTTGCACTAAATTGGGTTGTTAAACTCATTTACCTTTTTTTTTCTTGCCTTGATTTATGATCTGCAATCCATCTCTGCCCATAAATTTCTCAAAGTGCATTCTCGTTACTGTGTGAATTGTACCTTTTTTATTCCTGACAGTTACAATATCCTTCCTGTCCTTTGCGTCATAAATCATTCTTTTTTTTTCAGCCATAAAATACCTCCTTTTTTATGTTGAAGTTGTAATCACTACCGCAAAATCATCTCTCATTTCAGCATAACCATACAGATCAGCAAGAACTACATCGTAACCTTGTTTGAGAGGCATGTAGGGACCAATTTCAACCGCCACATCCTCTTGGATACCAAGCAAAGCAAAATCTCTATGAAACAATAGATTTTGTCTTGTAGTAGCAGTAATAATCGCATTCGTAACCCAAACATTAATACCATATATCTGTCCGAATCTTCCAGTTAGAATTGGAGTAGTAGCTCCAAGTTTAGAGGCATCAACAAACTTATCAATTTTTAACATAAAGTTTTTCTGTGCTGGTGTAATAACGAGATGTCTGTTTTCCTGAGGAGCATTAGCTTCATCCAGATACTGAATAGCTTCCAAAATCTTAGAATCATTCAAATTTCCTGTATAAGGTTCTACACAAGTCCAAACTACTGTTCCTGTTGCTTCAGCTATTGTTTCATAAAGCTTAACAGGCCAAACTGGTTCGGTTGAAGCATGAGATGTCCCTGCTGTGGTGCATTCATACCAATAACCATTTGGAGTAGTAGGTATAACAAAATCACCAAGACTATAAGCGGTTGCTACTGCCCATGTTGTCGCAGAACTCTTGCAAGCTACTGATTGAGATAAACCAGAATATAAACCAAGCAAAGCCTGATCTAATTGATATGCCATTGCTTCTGCTGCCCTCTCCTTGTACAGATTTAAAATGTTAATGTTTTGCTGTACCTGTTTTAACATTCTTTTACCGATAGTCATCGGCACTGCCCAATTCTGATCAATAGTCAAAGGTGTAGTTCCTTCTGTATTGACTTTCCCTACCAATGGAGTTCCTTCGCTGATCTCTTCTGCTACTAACTTTGCAACATTTGGAAAATGTAAGAGATCTGTTCCCGGTGGTATTGGTAATTCACTTATAAGTTTCCTCATAAGGATTTTATCGTAAAGTGATAAAATAACTTCTTTTCGCCAACTCTCTGGAATTAAATTCGCATGAGTTGTTGTTGTAAAATATCCTTCTGATACTGGCATAAAATTTCTCCTTTAAATTATTTTACAAGCCCTGCTTTCTCCTGACGTTGTATTTCATCTTTGTTTTTTTTGTAATCTTCTACAGACATTTCTCTAATTTCTGCATTTGTATAGATATGCCCTTTCGGAACATAAATTCGATGTTTCTGAGTGTCAGTAGGTAGAACTTGCTTTGTTTCACCAAAAAGATAAGGTTTCTTTTCTTTAAGATCATCAAAGATTTCCTTTGCGTTAGCGGCTTCCAAATTCTCATCAAATTCTAATTTTTTAATTAAAATTTCAGCGTAGTCTAAATCTTGAATACCTTCAGCTTGCATTAAAATCTTAGTTTCCTTCAATTTTAATTTTTCGTCCTTTGCTTCACTTTTAGATTTTTCAGCTTTAAATAGATCTTCAAATTTAGATTGCTCTGTTAAACTTTTTTCTGTAGCATCTTCAATTTCTTTGTTGACCTTAGTTAATTTCCCCTTAACTGTTTTTAGTTCGTTTATTGTTTTTTTGTAAGTTTCATAGCTTACAAATTTCCCATTACTCTCAGAGCTTTGAGATTGACTCACAGAGTCAGTTTGGTTCACAGAACCTTTGGAATCTGTCTCAGACAAATCCGCTTTTTTTTCTTCAGCCATTTATATTACTCCTTTTTTGTTTTTGCTATTTTATTTATTGCAGCGGCTCGAGCTTCTTGTTTCCTCTTTATACTTTTTGCGGCAGCAAAAGCTTTTTTGAGTCTCGTTTTATCCATTCTTATTTCTTCTGCTCCAATTAAAGTATTTGCATCACTCTCAGCTTGCCAATTATTATCCTCTGCAACTGTCATTTATTACTCCTTAAAATTTATTTATAGTATCATTTTATCCATCTGTCAAGTTATTTAAAAATTTTATTAATTTCTTTATAATATAATTTCTTACAAAATGCCTTCAATTTTTTAGTTTCTGCCTTCATTAAGCCCATAAATTCACGTTTCGGCATTTTTCGAGTTCCAAAATCATGAACGACTGCAAGATTAAAATTATCTATCTTTTGCTTTCTTGCTGTACCTTTTACATATATTCTACATTTCTTAGCCCAAGCCTGTTTGCTAATCGCTTTCAACATTTTACCGCTTTTTGTTAGATTTACATTAGAAGAACCCTTTTCTTTTATATATACTGCTGTATATGGTTTGAATTTATGTCCATCTTTATCTTTACCCTGTTTAGTTCTCTTTTGTATCATACCGATAGCCTCATCTCCAAGCTTAACCCATATTTCTTTTTTACCAGTCTTTATAAGTCTTCTGAATTTAACCAAAGCTCTCTGCTTCTCTTTCAATCCTGTAACTTTCATCCCTATATTAGCCATTATTTCTCAACCACTTTATTTGCTTTTCTATACTTGCTTTTTTAAAAAATTCTTTTGGTAAAGCCTCTCCTGTCTTCGCTTTCCATTTAAAAATCAAACTCTCCATATATGCAATGCGCTCATAAGAGACAAGATACATACCAGCTACATTTTTATAATCCTTCATTAATATCCGTTTCCCAGAACTCAAATCAATTTGAATTCCTTTTTCAAAAGCTCTATCGATTTCTTTATCAAGAGCTTTCCCAAGCCTCGCCATTTCTGCCTCAACTCCTTCAATACCTGCGGGTACAAGATCACATCTACAAAATCCATTACATGAAGTATTTGCAACTCCAGGAGCAAGCCCGGAGCTTTGCCATTCGTTCCAAGTCATTGGAGTTGTCCCTTCAAGCATAGCACAATCATCACACACATTCTTATCACCAACTGAAATTCTACTGAATAATTGCTTTTTCATAATTGCTTTCTTATAATCGTTTGACCTTCACGTCCAGAATTGATAAGTAAGATATTAATTGCTGCATTTATCCCATTCAGATATTCATCTTTTATTTGTTTTTCTTGGGAGCCCTTTTTATCAACTTTGATTTTTTTTAAAGAGGCTAAGTCTTTATAATTCTCCATTTTCGTTTTATAAACCTTTTTTGCTATATCAACCCTTAAAAGAAACTCTCTTAAAAGTTTATTTTTAGTCTTAACTCCCATCTTATAATCAGCCTTAATATATTTACCTACTCTTGCTTTACTGTCAACTACCGCATAATTAACGCCCTCCCTATACGCTTTTCTTACATAGCTTAGAACAAATCTTAATAATATTTTCTTATTGTCAGGAAACTTGACATCTAATTTACCTTCAATTTTTCTTTTTGCAATCTCATATAACCGCTTAACTCGAAGATTATATGCCGCTGTTAGATAATTTGCCATTATCTCTCTTCTTCTTTTTCCTCTGGCTCTTCTTTTTTATTCAAAATGCTATTAATGGATTCATCGGATAAATTTCTCATTTCATTATTGTCTTTTATAATCTCTTTCAATTTTTCCAACGCCTCCTCTCTGGTTTTGATATTTTTATTTCTTGCCATATAAACATCTGGTAAACTCTTCAAATTTAATCCAATTTCTTTTTCTTCAATTTCAATTTGTTCTTTCGGTTCGATAAATACTTCGGGTTCAGAAAAAGTAGTATCAACTTCCATTTTTCTATAATCACCTAATTTTTCTATATATAAAATAATAGCAATAACACGAAGTAAATCACTTTCACAATCTCTGAAAATTTTAATCTGCCTCTTTCTGATACTTTGAAGTTTCTGATTTTTTATTTTCAATGCTCTACCAGAAGATTCCTTCGTATCTCCAAAAGCCGCCTTGTCAATCCCGTATCTTTTTGAAACTATATTAATATGATCGTTCAAAGTTTTACATAACGCCTCAAATCTGATTTGAAAATCTAAGACAGAAACAGTTGAATGTTCAGGAGTTTTTAATACTTTATCGGGGGCAACTATTAAACCTCCAGGCAATGCGTCATCTGTGGAGACAGATATTTGCTTGAAACTATTCCATACAAAATAAAAATCAATGAACGCTTGCTTTGCATTTGCTAAAATCGTACATTGGTATAAATCTTCTCCAGCCGTTTCATTCCAGAAACCTCCATCAGATTTCTTTTTATGAATAAAGACAAAAGGTAAAATACCATAGGGATTTATCATTTCCTCATTACCTTCAATTGCAGTTATGTTCCCATTCTTATCTAAAAGATAATGTTCGGTATCGGTCCATACAACCCATTCTTTATTTATTGACAATATATCTTTTGGTTTCTTTTCGATTAGTACTGCCCATGGCTTAGTCGGATCGTCCTCTCTCTCTACAATTCTAATTACATTCGGAGTCAATATATCTACTTCAAGATTTCCGTCCCTAACAACAGGATGTAAAATAACATCATTTACGGCATTCATATAATTATTTACCCGGTCCATAGTTTGATTAATTTTAGCTTTCTTATATATCTCTTCAATCTCTTCAATCTTTTTACTTTTTGTCTTTTCATTTATAGAAAATTCCCTTACAGGATCATCAAGATAAATTTCAGAAAGCTGAGTAATTATATCAGCGAAGGCATTTATAGTTGTTTGTGAATAACAATCCATCTTCTCCCAGCTTTCTCGACTTAAATATTTTCTTAATCTGTTTCTAACTAAATCTAAATAATCGTCATCTAACATATGGATTTTGTTGTCTGCTAAAATCATACGTCCTTCTTCTCTATCTAAAGCGTCCTTAACATAACTTATTAAAACTGCTTGTTCTGCAGAAATTGGCATTTTAAACCTCCCTTATACTAATTTATATTCACCCCTTCTTATTGGGAAAAGGTAAGTGATTGGATACCCCAAAGCACTTGAAATATGAACAAGCCCTATTTTCTCTTGCTCTTTATTCTCTCTGCCATCAGGCAAACGTTCAACTCTGTTTAAATCATTTATGGTCTTAGGACAAGTTTCAGGATTTACATAATAATGTACTTTATCATCGGCTGTTTTTATTTTACTATTTACAGAATCCAATCTATCTTTTACATGTGGATTCACTTTGTGTGCTTTCACTTTAAATCCTGCGTTTTTTAAAATTGCAATATCAGAAGGAGCTGTCTTTGTTGCCGTTGTACTCCGTGCCGCTCCTGTACAATCAGGATAAACAATACATTTCTCAACAGGAAATCTTTTTACTTCTTTAATATATTCTACCATCTCTCTTGTATTTGAATTAATTAAATATGCTTCTCCGAATTGATTTATTTCATCACTATCTATATGTAAGAATACGGCAGTCATAGGATCAACATTAAAATCAATACCAATATGAATATATTTTCCAGGATTATATTTAACCATTTTCAAATTTTTATTTGAGAAATTATAATATGCTTTCCCTTGATAAGAAGAAAAAGCTCCCTCATATTCACGATTGAAAGTTTTCTCATCAAGTTCCTGTTTTGCCGCTTTCATCTCTGCTTCAGATAAAACATCAGCACTAAACCAACTAAAGAAAGCCCATTCTTCAAAATCTGCATATGCTCCCATTAATGGTTCAGTTGTAGGAATAGCACCTCCAGCAGCATATAAAGCTAAATCGTAATAATGATTTTCGCCTTCAGGAACTCCATCCATCATACACCATCCATTTGTATCTGAAAACAAAGGTCTGATATGTTCACCCCAGATTCCAGGCTTTGTATTCCCCATCTCTGTTATATGCCCACCATGCCAAGGTGTCCCTTCTACTCGCTCAGGTTTATCTAATCCAACAACGTGGATCTCTATTCCTCGAATTAGAAAAACAATCAATTCACTTTCAGAAGGTTTTTTGATCCAGAATGGCTTAGTTTCCTTTTTCAATTTCTTCCAGAATATCTGCTTTGCCTGCGATCTTGTTGGAGCGCCATGAAAGTATCGCCTTCCTTCTTCAATATTACTTTCCAGTAAAGCTCTGATAAATAGCTTTCTCATTGAAATTAAAGTTTTCCTTGAACGCCTGCCAGCGGATGTTATTGAAAATCTGTGATTATCTTTATAATATTTTACTTGAATCGGGGTCAAACTATGTAATTTTTCAAGATTCCTAAACATCTTTCATATCCCTTTCAATTATTATATCACAAAATTTATTTATACTTTCATCTAATATTTCAGTTTGAGTTTCAAATTCGTTTCGATGCTTCCATTCAGCAGGCCTCTTATTTGTTAAGATAAAGAACTGTGCTACATTAGAAGCAGGAATCCATTTCTTATATTGCATAATTTTTTTTATCTTTACTTTTTGCTTGTTAGCTTCATTGTCTTCATCCTTATTCTTTGTATTAGGCTCGATATGCTGTTTCCCTTCTTCAATAAAATAACCCATCGCAGATCTATACATTGCATTTTCAACATTTTCAATCGACAATTCTTGCCCCTTTTTAATAGACTCAGAAAACGTGGGATATTTTTTTATCCAGATATAGAAAGTTTCTTCAGTGATTCCTATTGCTTTAGCAAGTTGCTTTTTGTTCAAGCCTTTATCTCTTGCCAGTAAAAATACCTTCCTATCAGTTATTTCATCTTTGTATTTTGTCTTAGCCATTATTTGTTAAATTTAGAAATTCGTTTCTTGCCTCTATATCCTTTTCAAATACTCCTCTTATTGCTGACGTGATCATTTTACTATTCTGTTTTTCAACTCCTCTTGCTATCATACAAAAGTGTTGAGCTTTGCAAGTAATCATTACACCCAGAGGATTTAATTTTTCCATTAAAGTATCTGCTATTTGAGAAGTCATATTCTCTTGTATTTGTAAACGCCTTGAATAGATTTCAACTAATCTTGCCAATTTTGAAATACCAATAACCTTTCCATTTGGGATATATCCTATATTTATATATCCGAAAAATGGGAGAAAGTGATGTTCACAAGTAGAATAAAACTCAATATCTCTTAATATAACCATTTCATTACAAGTCCCCTCTTGAAATGTTTTGAAAATATTATCTATATTCTTACTATAACCTCCAAACAGTCTACTCCAACTCTTTATCATTCTCATGGGAGTATTTTTCAATCCTTCTCTCTCAGGATCTTCTCCTACATAAGATAAAATGTCCTTTATTTTATTTTCAATAATTTTTGTGTTTGAATTGATAATCTCCATTCAGGATTCTCCTTAATTTTATTAATCGTTTCTTCGATATTTATCATTGAACATGGTTGAAGGTAAAAATATTCAAAATTATATTTTAAATAACGCTCGATCTCTTGCCCTGTATATATGAGCTTTAACTCATTACCTGTCTTCAACTTCCACTTTATTTTTGGTGAGACGGTGGTCCAGTTAGCCATAGATAAAACATCGTCATTAATAATCGTTCCATTAGTTTCAATAAGTATATTATATCCATTCATTCTAAGACTTCGCATTAAGTCCTCATCCAATTGTAACAAAGGTTCGCCTCCAGTTATTACAACATTTTTACATTTTACTTTTTTTAACTCATTGATTATATCTTCGCAATTATACTCTTCGTAAAATTTATGATTTGTATCACAATAAGAACATTTTAAATTACAGCCCGAAAACCTTATGAATTGAGCAGGCATCCCTGTATTCCTACCTTCGCCTTGAATTGAATAGAAAATCTCATTTATCTTATACTTCATAAATTACCTCATTACCTTCCGATTCTTGAACAGAAACCTTATAACAAAAAGGTACTCTCTCTTGAACCCATTTTGCAATATTTTCTGCAGTAGGCTGCTCAATAAAATCATTCAAATCTTTATGATCTAATTGGTTTACTATTTGTTTAATTTTAGTGAAATCTATAATCATCCCATTTTTATTCAAATTTTCCGATCTACAATAAACTACTATTATCCAATTATGCCCA